TGCCGCCGGCGAGGTTCGCGACCGTGGGAAAGCCGAGGCGCTGCAGGATCACGACCGCCTGGGCGGAGCGCGCGCCTGAGCGGCACGCGGCGACGATGGGACGAGCGCGGTCGAGCTCCGCGGCGCTGGTCGCGCCCAGTGCGTCCGCGTCTTCGTCGGCAAACACGCGAGCGCCGGCGTCATCGACAACACAGAGCACCGCCAGCCGCGCCCGCATATTTCGCAGGCCTTGCATGCCGCCGGCTTCCTGGCGCTGGGCGGCGTTGGTCGCCTCCCACAAGTCGCGCTCCGTGCCGCGCAGCCCGCGGACGATCACATAGCCGCCCCAGATGCCGTCAAGTTGTTTGCTCGGCAAAGGACGCGGGGCGAGAATTTCAGACCTTGACAGTGCTGGCATGGTGGTCCTTGGTGGGAGCGGGCGAAATACAGTAGGGGGTTCAGTCTGGTTTAGTAGGGGGTTCAGTCTGAGAAGCCCTACGTCCCGATCACGAACGGCAGCACCTTGACCGTCGCCACCTGGTTGTAGCTGACGTTCATGAAGCTGTTCGCGTCGTTGAAAAGCCCGGTCGGGTACGGCCCGAGAATGGCGGACTTGCCGGACGCGACGCTCTTGGTTCGGCTGACAAGCGCGACTCCATCAACAGTGCCGCCGACGCCGTAGGTCTCGGTGACGACGCAAGGCGAGCCGCCAGCGTTGTTGACAAACAACATTTCCTTGCCGGTGCCGGTCCACTTGTCGGACAGGGCGGCGTCCGCTGCGGTGGCCGACGCAACCAGGTCGAGAACGCCGGTCGCGTGATTGATCGTGGTAACAGTGAGCGTTGCCATGGGTTGGTAAATCCTGGTGGGGAGTTGCTGGGGGTGGAGAGGCCTTTCCAGATTGCAAAGACGGCCGCGGCGGGGGCGGGGGCGGGGGTGCTATTAGGTGCCTTGCGTGAACGCGGGAAGACCGCTTAATTTTATCGTTACGCTTAGTTCAATTTTGTCATCCAAGGGCGCGGCGCCATCAAGGCCCGAAATGTAGCCGGCGAATTGGAGGATGCTCGCGGTGCTCACGATGTCGCTGAAAACGATCTGGAAATTGTTGCTGACGCGGATGTTGCTGAAGAGCGTGTTGTAGTCGCTCTTCTTGAAGATCAACTTGAACTTGACCATCCCAGGATCAACCAAGCCGCTCTGGAAAGAGCGCCACGGATTGGCCATCTGGATGTTGGAATTGTCAACGTCCTTGGCCTTGAAGTCGGGTAGGTTGAGGTCGGTCACCTGGCCAACGGTGTTGTAACCGCCGCCGCCAACGCTCATCTTAAAATCACAGCCGTAGCCAATAAATGCCATGGGGAAGCCTCAGAATGGAGATTTGCTTTTTGGGGAAGTGCGGGCGGGTGAGCGGCGAGCGGCGCGTGGCCCTACTCGCCGTGAATGACCTTCAGCATCAGCGACGTCGGGTGAATGCCGACCTCATCGGAGTGGATCGGCGGCGTGAACTCTTCGGCGTCGTCCTCGACGAAAATGCCCTGAATCGCGGGGCTGGCGCTCTGCCATGTGGGACTTGAGTAGCCGTTGAACAGCTTGCGGACGTTGTCGGCAATCGCGTCCGCGGTTGCGGTGTCGAGTGCGTAAATCAAGATTTGCACGCGAACAATCGCCTGGCCGATGGGGCCTTGGTAGGCCATCCCGTGTTGCCCGCCGACCTGCTTCACCGTCGCATAAGCCGTCGTCGTGCCTTGCTGGGTCTTCAGGGGGCCGACGCGGGTGCCGAGTGCCGCCACGATTGCCGCCTGGGCGACGTTGCGGTCCGGATTGCCGCCGGCGGGGGCAACGGTTGTGCCGAGCAGCAGGTTGATAATCGAGCCGGAGATCATTTGGCGGCGTTCTCAATGCCGAGCCGTATCACCTCGATGATGATGTCGCGGGCATTGGTTTGGGCGGACTGGATGGCTTTCTCGCGAAAGGTCTGATGGCGGCCGGGGCCGGCGAGATGGGCGTATTTGACGGGGTCCTGTTGCGCTGCTTGCGCGCCGCCCTTGCCGGTTTTCATCTGCTTGGCAAGCTCGCCGAACTTAGTGAGCTGCTTGCCGCGGATGTAGCCCTTTGGCTTTTTGCCCCTCTCGCGGACCATGCTTTTCTGTGGGCCGATGATCGCCACAGTAATGCCGGAACCGAAGGTCTTTATTTTCGCTTCCATCGACAGCCCGAGCAGGCCGGGGACTAGCAGCGCTCGCGGGTCGCTGTAGATCGGAACGAAGGCCTTCTCGACGTCGCGGACAATCTCGCCGCCGGCGAGCATGGCTTTTTTGAGGACTTTCTTTTTGACCTCGTCCCCGACCTTGCGGAGCTTGGCCATCACGTCTGATAGACCGGTCACTTGCGCCCGAACGTCCACCGCTACACCTGCCCCGTTGATTCGTGACAAGTCGTTGACGTTCTCGATGTTTAGCGCGCGGTTTGTCTTCGTTTTCGGGTCGAAAAACAAAAACCGCATCGTGCTGTTGAGGCCCTGGTAGTAGCGGAGACGCACGCCGTGGGTGGAATCTCCGGTAATTTGTGCGCCGAAAAAGCTCTCGCGGCCGCCGATCGGTGATACCTCGGCCCACACGGTTGCGAGCGTGTACCACGAATTGATTAGGTCCGGCTCGTTAAACGAGTTCTTGGGCAGCGTCGCGGGCAGCGTCTGGATCTGTATCCGGTGGCGAAGTTTCCCAGCTTTCACAGGCGTCCTCTCCGAGGAGGTGGAGGCGGGTGTCCCCGTCGAGAATCAGGATTTCGTGAGAGAGTCCGCAGGCGTCGAGCCTCTTGCGAATGCCAGCCTCTAAGCCTTGCTGCGAGGGGCAATCCAGGTTTGGCACCTGCACGATCAGCAGTTGCTTTTTTGGCAACGTCGCCGCCGCTTGCTCCGGAGCCGCCGCGCGGGCCAGGTCGAGACACTGCCCCGCCAGGCCGAAGATCTCTCGCATCGGTTTCAGCGTCTCGAATTTCTCGGCGCCGGCGATCGTGCGAATCGAGAGGAGCGTTGTAAGCAAGTCGGGCATTAGGACAATTCTCCGTCCCATTCGGACGCGAGCAGGGCGCTAACGCCGATCGGTATCGAGTTCATCGCCGGCCCTTCACTGACGGCTTCGCGGTGCTCGTACCAATGGCTCACCAGCATTTTGATGGCGAGCTTGAGCGTCTCCGGCACGTTTGCCGGCGCGCCGTAGCCTGCCAAGTAGGTGATGACCACTGAGCCGAGCTGGGCCTGGGCAATCGGCCAGATTTGGCCGCATGCCGGAGCGATGCGCCCGGGCCGCGTCGTCGTGTCGACCAGGTAGAGGGCCGCGGCGAGCGTGGTGATCGCGCCCGTGGAGCCGGCGACGTAATTGATGCTCTGCACGGCCTGCAGCGGGGCCCGCGGCAGTCGGAAGCTGGCGCGGTCGGGCCAGGCCCGGCCGCTCAGCTCTGTCTGCGGAATGCGCTGGCCCCAGAGGGCTTCGCTGGCGTACTGGAGGCCGCCGAGCTGCGAGTAACGGGGGAAGCGGTCGTAGCTCGCTTGCCACGTCGCGGTGACAAGCTGCATGCCGGTTAGGTTTTCGATGTATTGACGGGCGGCGCGGACGAGCGATTTGATGTACGTGTCGTCGTCGTTGATGCCGACACGGAGGTGGTCTTTCGCTTCCTCCAGCAAAACCGGCTCGCTAGCCGGCGCAATGACCTGAGTGAGGCCCTGCGGCATTCAGACCTCCTCTTACCACATGGCGACAATGAGAGTTGCCGTCGTGGCGGTGGCTTTGATGCGCGAGGCGCGGATGTTTAGAACCGTGCCGGCGGGGATCGCCGAGAACAGGACCGTCTGGCCGCCGGCCGTTACGAGCGTGATATTGCCGGCGCCACCTACGTAGATGCTGCGTGAAACGTCTGTCAGGTCCACCGTGTCGCTGGGCGTCACAACCGCGGCGTTATAGGCCGGGGCGGACAGGCCGACGCCCGGGTAAACCGTGGAGGCAAAGTCGTCAACTGCGGCTGCCATGTGCGTACCGTGGGTAGTTGCGAGACGTGAGTGGCGAGAGGCGAGCAGAGGCCAAAACTATCCGCGCGAACGGCAGGAGGGGAGGCGGCCGTCCGCGCGGACACCGACGCCGAGCCGCAGGAGGCCCGGCCTATTCATTAACCGTAATCAGCCGCGAGGAGCTGCCTGGAGACTG